GGGACGTGGCCGAAACCGATCCGGACAAGCTCCGGGGAGGTCGCGGGATCCCGCTTCGAGGGAGTCGATTCAACTCCCCTTTACATATACTTTGATCTTTAACAATATAAAAAAGGGCCCCCACCGTTTCTGATGAGAGCCAAGAAATGATTACTTATGTATGTTCAAAGAAATCTCAATCGGACAATTTTATATATATTAACGTCACGACTACTGAGACGACTATCACGCCAAATAAAAGAATGAAATAAGATAATATATACAGCCCCCAAAGCATGATTGCAGCGCTTAACAAAAAGATGAGACTACTGAATACTGTTCTAAGTTCTTCTCGGTATAATATCCCCCAACCTATTGTAGCGGCGGATAAAACAACGCAGAACCCAAAAGCCATTAGAGTTAATAGGCAGGTACCCCAATATCCTTCAGGACTAAAAATCGCAAATTTAAGATATTCAATAAAAGTCTCTGGATGTGGCAGTTTAAGAATTTGCATCCTTGCATAGATGTTAAGGGCAACTGTTATTATCATGATCGGAAAATAGACTTTTGCTTGGCACGTTGTCTCTATAAAGCTTTCCCAAGAATTTTGGAACCTTTCCCACCAGTCAAAATTCGAGTACATAATACAACCTCCTGATTTTATTGATCTGCGATTCCATATTCCCCCTTATATTTCTTTTTCCTGCTTTCTCTGGCCAAAATAGGACTAAAGTCCTGAACGAGAAAAAGCCTCCCTCCAATTAAGGAGAGAGGCTTTCGCTATCTGTTTAGGCTGTTTGCTGTTCAGATCTAATGGAGTATTTACAAAGTCTTAGCGTATTCTGCAGCCTTGATTGCTGTATCCTCCGCATGGAGCCCACAGCAATTTGTAACACCTGTCATATTCAGCTCTGCACCGCCAACAATCACAGGATGCTCACAGTTCTCGATATCCTTATGAATATTGGTGTTAACACCATCCCGGCAATACATAGCACATCCACCCAATTTCCTCGAAATAATTCGTGCACTGGAAAAGTCTGTGTCAGTAAAATATACGACCGCATGCTTGAGTTTCATTTCATCCTCTCCTTCAACCGCTTTTTTTAAGTCCGCCATAAGCCTAGCCCAAGGGAAATAGTCCCCTGGGCACTCAGTAGCATACTGATCCCTATGCCGGTGATGATCCCCCAAGGAAAGCCCAAATCGGTTATGAGCCCACAAAGCACCCTTTAGCAAACCCTGATATTGCACCTCAGACATTTCGCTCTCATCAAAGTTCCCAATACAAACAATTGCATAAGCCCTTTGATTCATCGTGTAGCCTGATCCGTCCGGAGCAAGACCAGGATCATGAGCACCAGAGTACTTGATATCTCTCCCCCATTCAATCTCCCCAGAGGGCAGCACAACTAAGTTATACCCAATGTCTCCCCAATTGTTTGGCGGCCCCATGTGATCTTTCCGGATCTCTTCGGCGTTCTTCTCGTTGCCGGCCGTATGATGATAGTCAGCCATGGTTATGGCACAGGGCCTGATTTCCATAGTGTCGTCTCCTTTCTGCTCAATTTTTGGTATCTCTTTGGGTAAACAAAAAAGGCCGTATCCGCTGTCGTAGTCTAAGCCTTTGTCCTCAATATCTTTGCAGTTTTCATGGATGAATTTCCGTGCTTCTTCCGGCTTTAGCCTTGGTAATCCGTGCTCTTTTCGCCACTGGATGTAACAGGCCAGCATCCCACAAGCAGTAGGGGCAGCAAAACTAGTCCCACTCACTGACCATACATAACCATCATCTCTTTGAACATATACCCCACTAGGTACTACAGCATCAAGCATTGGTCCTTCGTTGCTGTATCCTGCTATGGTTTTACCATCCTTAAGCGTTGCTCCAATGGCAATTGTAAAATCATATCTAGCAGGATAACTGATATGATCTTCATAGCTATCATTACCACTAGCACAGATCATTGGGATACCAAGACTTTCATATTGTAAATAGTAAGGTGTAGGCACACCTGAAATCCCAGCCTGACTTACGTTGATTAAGTCAATCTCCTCTTTGTTTTCTTTGGTCCATTCAAACGATTTTTGATTCGAGCGAAGGCCGATGACTTTTACTTCTGGGGCAAATTCATGCGCTGAGAATCCGACATTCGTGGCATGACCTATTTCATCTTTTTCGGTCATATCAACAAAGTAATCTTTCATTATTTCCCTTGAGTCTCCACCATCGTCGAGTAAGGCAATGGTTACACCCTTGCCGGTATACCCTGCAGCGTGCCACACATCAGCATTAAGTAGTTTACGAACGGCATCATTTTCCTTAAGCATTATTAATCCCCCCTCTCCTCCTATTTTGATTCACCCTTCTGCTGCAGTTGCTCAAGAACCTTTGTCAGCACCGGCGGCAAAGGCACCCCAAGAATCCCCAGATTCTCGGTCACGGAAACACCTTCCCGGGCAGCATAGAAGTAGATGGTCAACGTCCTAAGGAGCGGATCAGGATTCCCCATCATCCGGTCGAGCAGTACCGCCATGGCCACGACTGCAAGTATGACCATCTTTCGAATCCCCCCCCAGAACATGACTTCACTGTTAACTTTTTTAAGTCTTACAGCCCCAAGGAAACCGGTAGCATAATCAATGACCATCAAAACAACTAACACCTTTAATGCCGCATCCCAACCTCCAAGCCATGCGCTCACAAACGTTCCGCCAATAGCTACCAAGGTATTCAGCCCAAATTCTTTTACATTCAAATGCTCCATCCTCCTTTGTTTTAAGGCAATAAAAATAACGCCCTTCTTTCGGCGTTTTGCTTTGATATTGGCAAGCGCTTGCCAATTTGAGATAAGACCTTGTTGCGCATAATACGTCTAATGTGACGTAATTGGATTACCGTTTTCATCTAATCCGAGTGCCAATAAATCTGCCTTAAAGGATTCTTGATACTTTACTGGAACCTGAGCGAACGTTCTACGTCCTGTAATTACTAGAGCAACATACATATCAAATCATGTTAATTCCCCCTGTTAATTTTTTAATGATCCAGCTGAGCATTGAGTAACGACTGCACATCAGCCCTGTACCTTTCGGGTACTTGGTCGATTGTGCGTCTGCCTTCCTGCACCAGTCTTGTATACATTTCAATCACTTGTTTTACACCGTTCCTTTCGCCAACATATCCTCGTACATTGTGGCGAGGACATCCATGAGAATAAGATTATCTTGCTTCAAAGAAGCTACCTGTTCTTCTAAGGTGGGCTTTAGCTCAATCAGCGCTGGTTCTGGAGTTATAAAGCTCCCGTCCTCCTGCATAATCTGGCCTACCTCACCGATTGCGCTTTCTACCTCACCGTCCACGATTTGCGGACCTATTCTGGTTGCAGTAACTTTTCCTGATTCGTCTAGCGTCACATAGCGTCCCATAATATTTCAACCCCCTAATTAAATTCGATTACTTGCCATTCCATTGTGTAGCCTAGCAGCATATATATCTGTAAGACGGTTGGGCTATCAAAAGTAATTTTTGCGTAATGCGGTCTAATATCGGTGCTACTTGACGCCGGCCCGCCTGACCAACTCACAAACGCTAAGCTCTTAGCTGTATCAACCGCAGATATCGCGACGTTGGCGTAGGATGCTGACAGATATACACTACCTCGCTGAATACTCTTTACGTTATTGAATTCTATAATCTCCCACGAGACATAGTAAACAGGACTTGTCTCAGTGAATAATCTGGTTAGAGTAAACGACGTAGGCGATGTGAGCTGCGCCCTAATATTCGCGTGAGATCCGTACACATTAGAAGTAGGTATTATATACGTTATTCTGATAATAGACTTAGATGGATCTACTGCGCTTATCGTACCTACCGTCGATGTTGCCGTGCCACTAAGTTGCAACGTCCCCCGCTGTATACTCTTAATGTTGCTACCGCCGTCATTCAATCCGCCTTTTACGATTCCTCTAGCCATATCTAAACCACCTTCGTTATGAAATAGTCGAAAGTGATATCTGCCGACTCGGAAACAGTTGACGTTATGGTAAATGACCCTTCGAAGCTGTCCACTTTCCAAGTGCCTTGGGGTAGAGTAGCAGATGTTATTGATATAGTCACTAAGCTATTGACTGTGCAAAATTCGTCTACAAATGTCTGCGCTGTGTCATTATCAGTAAACGTACTATTGCCATTTTTAAATTTGGCTACATCTTCGGAAACTCCAATAACCCCATATTCATCAGCTACTATATTAGTGCCATTTACCTTGACATGACCGAATTCACTTTGTGACGCTAAATCCGCCAAATGCGCAGTAACTTTAGCCTCGACTGTTGCGCCATCAGCCATCTTTACATTAGCGGCCTTGGTCTCCGGAAAGTAATCATCAAAGTTCCCGTCGGCGAGTTTTCGCCGCATTCGAAAGTTTTTCTCTGCCATAATTTCACCCTTTCTTAAATTTCTTGGTACCACCAATCCCCCACATTAAGAGTCGGTTCTGTGGAGCTCGGGATGATGTTTAAGCCTGCCCCAGCCCCGATATCATTCTCTAGCTGTGACAGCTTCGTAGGTAATAATATGGCAATCGCTTGAGCTACCCTTTGCGCCGTCCACGCCCTTACCGTTGTTGCCGTTCCAGCCTCCGCCTCAGCTTGGCTTACCGTCGCCATATTTCCGTTATGGTACAGAGTTCTGCTCGTTCCATTTATACGTGCTAATATTGATGCGGTAGTAGTCCAGATATCTCCGTTAACTGGTGTAGTTGGGGAAGTTCCGTGAGGAATATTCAACGGGGCAGCATTGGTAGTACTAGCGGGTAATCCTAAACCTCCATCCATGGTATCCCCAGACTTATTAACTTTAGTAGACGGGTCGAGATTACCGCTGTGCCACAGGTCAAAGCCATTAAATTTGAATTCTAATCCGAATATTTTCATGGTATCACCTCCCTCTTATCCTACGACGGTTACTCGGTATTGATTTAAGGCAGGAGCTGAGGGAAAGGTTATTCTTAGGGTATTTGCGTCGATAATTGTACTTTCAACCAGTACCATCGAGCCAGTGGATACTTCCCGAATAGTCCAGGTTATATCTAGGGTAGCCAATCCATGAGCGATATTAAAGACAGTAGCCGTCCCATCACCGATATTAGCAGAACCCTTTTTAGTCCTTGCAGCAACCATGTTGGTAATTGTTGTGGAGAAGTTAGGATCATCACCGAGGGCAGCGGCCAGTTCGTTGAGGGTATCCAAGGTGGCGGGAGATGAATCAACCAAAGCAGCCACCTTGGTGTCCGTATAGGAGTTAGCGCTAGCTAAGGCAGCGTCGGCTTTCGATTGAGCCCCAGTGGGGGTTTCTTTCGCATTCCAGGATGTTTTCTCAGTGTCAGTTACAAAACGATTGGATGCATCTTGGGTTATGATGGACGGTGGATGGTTAGCAGGGTGGGTATATGCATTAGCTCCGGATGCTATCCCGTCTAATTTGGTTTTATCTGCTGCCGTCATGAATCCATCAGTTGTGGTTGTAGCATCAGCGTGTGCCGTTCCCCCAGAACCAACGTGGCTGGATGGAGCAGACCCTACGTCCGTGGCAGTTAAAGTTCCCCAGGATAAGCTTCCAGCCGTTGCTCCTGCTTTTAATACCTTCCCATTATTTGTTGTACCCGTTGCAGGTACGTGGAGGTTGCCGTCTCCCGTTGGATGTGCATAGTTATTAGCCCCGGTAGCCACTCCATCGAGTTTTGTCTTATCGGTGGAACTCATAAGGCCATTAGCGCTCGTCGTGGCCACGGCAGTTGAAGCCTTGGAATTCCATGTATCCTTTTCGGTATCGCTTACAAAACGATTACTGACATCCTGGGCAATAATGCTTGGTGGATGTGTTGCAGGATGGGTATAAGAATAGGTGTTACTAATAGTGACTTTATCGTTAGTAGTATCCGGAGTTAAAGTGATATTTGTACCGGCTACCAACTCCAGGGTATCCGTGGTATTATCAGCCGCTATGGTTGATGCACCAACTTTAATATTGGAAAAAGCATTCTGATTAACCTGAGCTCCAGTAGCTACACCGTTTAACTTAACCTTATCCGCTGCGCTCATTAGGCCATCCTGAGTGGTTGTAGCGTCCGGTATTGGATCGACCCCGGTGCTAAGATGTTCGCTGGCGTGGTAAGGGAAGGGATGAGAATTAAGTACTTCGATGTATTCAACCATAATCTCAGTTCCCTCGTCCAGGCCCCCGTTTATTTGGAAACTGGTCGATGAGGATTCTATTAGAGCATCATTATCCTGTTTCTGACCATACATATACCAGAAAAGCGAGTGAGTGCCCGGTTTATAAGATCCTTTCGTCAAGTTAAACGTTATCTGACCTGCTCCCACAGTAAACAGTTCCTGACGGATGAGGAAGCTGGATGGGTTATCATTTGCGTTCAGTATACCTTCAGCACTAACTGACAGGTTAGCACCTACCTTGATTCCACCAAGGACAGTAGTTGTTGCCGGAAGTAGATCCTGTCCACCCATTTGGGTCCATACTCCGGTATCCTTCCAAATCTTCTTGGTATCCTTGGCAAAAAATACGATACCGCTATTCGATGCTGCAGGCCTCTCTGACTCCAGGCCTTCACGAAACTCAGGAGTGTTACCTCCATCCTTCACTGGGGTGAATCCCAAGGCCGTAGTAACATTGGTGCTAGTGATCTCCCCACGGATCGTAGCTGAAGATTTATTATCAACCGCACTTAAGCCCACATCTGCTTTTGCCAATGTGCCCCATGAAAGACTTCCTGCTGTTGCCCCGGCTTTAAGAACCTTACCGTTGTTGGTGGTCCCTGTTGCGGGAACATGAAGGTTCCCGTCACCTGTAGGATGGGAATAATTATTTGCGTTGGTTGCTATACCATCAAGCTTCGTCTTTAGTGCATTGGTAAATGCAACTTCCATTGCATTGAGCACAGCTGCATTACTATGCGAGTGCCTTTTAGTAAGTGCATCCGCCACATTAACGCTAAGATTATCGTCATCGATAAGGGATGTACTTGCATTGATTAAAGTTACTATGCTCTCCCCGGTAAGCACCTGTCCAAGGTCTATCCATGTACCAGATGGAGCTGGGTTAAGATCAGTACAACCAAAAAAAGATTTTTGAGCGGTGTTAAAGTATATCTGCCCTGCTACCGGATTACTCGGAGCAACTGCTAGGTTCTGTATCCTTGCATTTTGTAGTTCATTTTTTGCTAGATCTATATTGGCTAAGATCTGCAAGTTATCCCCCCCTTAATTTAAATAAGCCTTACCTCCAAATGCTGAACTAAATTTAATCTCAATCATATTCTCGGTAAGGTATTGGATTTCCCCAAGTACAATGCTTCCAGCGCTGTCAACCACTGATACGGCTGGATATCGCCCAAGACCGTGGTTAATTAACCATATCTGAGACGGGACTATTTGGGTATATGTGAAGGTCGAAGCTCCCGGAGCTTGATTCACGGTTATATACCCTACATCGTTTTCGAGCTGGGAAAGCTTGGTCGGAGTACCTTGAGGAGTTGTGCTTGAGAGATTTTCAATAATAATCCCCTCTGCCAGACTGCTTCCCCAATATTCAACAAGCACCTTATCGTTTACATTCACTTCACTAATATGCAACGCTATTGGTAACTCCGGAGTGATGCTGTTGGACTCCGGGAACAGCACCCGAGCTTTTCTGTTTTCATTATCTGCAGTAGAAATAATGCCTTTTTTCATGATGTCCTCCAGATCATACCTAAGGTTATTTTATCTCCAACCAAAAATCGTTTGTTCGTAAACCAGCAGGTTCGGTTGAGGAAGCAATAAATCGCGTAATGGAGTCAACCCCTGAACTTAAATTACTTAAGTCTTGACTTAAAGAATCAACTCTCGAACTTAAAGCGTTTACCTCCTGAACGGAAGCATAGATGAGCGAACTATCAATAGTCGCTGTAACGTTAGAAGCATTTCCAATAATAATAACGACATCAATACTTTTTTCAATGATGTCCGTGCCGCCGCCTGCAGGAATGTATTCCGCGTTAGCCCCTGCATTACCATAGCAATAAAGCACTTCTCCAAGATCGGGATCTTGTGCAAAAACTCCAAGTTCTTTCCAATAGAAAGCCGTTGCCATTTCAAGATTTGAGAATGATGTTCCTACAACTGCTTTTCCACCAGTCATTGGTTTTAACTTTTCGATTGGGCATGACTTCACTTGATGTTTTAAGGCTGTCAGCTCACCGATTGCAGTACCTGACAAGTCTCCATCACCAAGTGCAATTCGGGTAAAATTAAGCTGGATCCCCGACTGGACTTTGGCTTGAAGATTTCGACCGGCATTGGTAAAAATCAAACTTCCTGAGAAAGCACTCATTTATACCACCTGCCTTACTTCGATAAAATCCCCTGTATGAACGATAGCACCAAGATAAACATTCATTTCCCCAGAAAGAGTGATTATGATTTCCTCAAGATGAGCGCTGGCCCTTTTTGCAGAATTAAGGATCTTTGTAAACTGAGCTGCTAACTCAGCTGTGACAGACGCGTTGCTTGTCACAACCTTAAACATACCCGGCTCACCGTCATACTCAAACCATTCCTCAACATGCCCATCGCCAAAGTATGTCATAATGACCTGTTCAACCGCGTAAGGAGTGCCACGATACATATGCACGATAATTGATGTTTTGATGAGCTGCCGCTTAATAGAAATGTCGGCAGCGGCATCGTACCAGTCGACATGCATCTGCCAAGCCAATTCATCAATTACAAGCTCATCCAGGTGATCAATTCTAGAGTAAATAAGACAAAGCTTAGTTTCTGTGGCCAATTGTTGAAACTGGGGCGTAAGTGCTTTACAGAGAGCTATCGTCGTTGGATCTTTCTGCATATAACTACTTTGTAAGCTAAGGAGATCGATATTAGATAGTTCCATTATTCCAATCCTCCATAGGTCACAGCAATTGCTCCAGCTTTAGCCACTTGGGTTCTTGTAATCATTGCATGAACTGGTGCAGTGAAGCTGATTCTCTTCACTGCGGTCTTAGTAAGGTTACCCGATTGATATTGAGCAGCCGCTTGAATAAAGAATCGCAACATATCCGGACTAATTGCCAGCCCCAAGGCGCTTTGTTGCCAGGAAATGTACTTAGCAACTGCACTATCTGCACCACAATCAAGGTTTTTACCTTCAATCGCTTGACGATAGTTCTTCTCGCTGGCCGCTTGGTTTTCATCAAGATAGTAAGTAAGCGTGATGTCGTAAGTCGTGACTGTTGGTATTTGCGTTTGAACATGGTCAGACAGCGGCCTCCGATCCTTAGGTGATGTTACGGCTATGATTTTGTCGAGAATATCTTGAGTTGGAATACCCCCATCTTTAAGAAGAGGCGTAATCATGATAACGCATGGCGAAGGACTGTCCACATCGACATCCACGATGGTGCTATCAGCTGTTTTTGCCCAAAAAATATAGGCCCCTTCTGGGCCCGCTGTGGAAAACGACTCTGGAAGCAATTGAATTCTCGCCCGATAACTTTCATGATCCTCAATATCCTTGCCGCCTGCGCTCGTATCAGTATTAACAATACTTACTACATAAGGAATTGGTTTTACAATATTTTTAATTTGGCCTGCAGTAAATCCGTTGTATTCAGTTCCTACGTCCGCTGCTTGGGCAAGGGTGTCGATAATCAATTGCCCTGATGGTATCACGACATCAACCAACCCGACAAAGTCCAATTTACCGTCAGGAGTAACCACGATATTTTCTTTTGCAATTGGATAATCGGTCGGCTGAACTGCGGACAAAGTAATTCTTAGTGGGACAACAGCCTTTTCCGCTGCTAATCGTTTGCCCCTCTCCCCATAGAATTCACCAAGAGCGTCCAATGCTTCGTCCCGAGCATATCTTAGCAAATTTTGCCGAGCAGCATCGTTAATATTGTTCTTTAAGCCTACGACTACTGGGGTCTCTTGCTGTAGAAACATAAGCCGTTCATCCGATGACTTGAAAGTCTCGCCTAAGGCATCCTGAAAATCATTAACCATTTCCTGCTTTATTTGACCAGCATCCACTTCGACAAAATTAATTTCGTTCAAACTTCTATCACCACCTCTGCATCAATATCTCCATCGTTCGTTATCCCTTGAACGGTTACGCTTTTTACGGTTATCTCTGGAGCATATTCTGCAGCTAAACGATAGACATCCGCCGTATAAAGCGCCGCCGCAATGGAGGGGGGCTTATCGACAATGGAGGGATTCAGTCCCATGATTCGATTATAGGCAATGTCATAACGCCAAGTACTGATTAGGTTTATAAAGTTTTGTACTTTTCGGTCGACTCCCTTAGCTACCCAGTCAATATTAATGCCGCTAGAGGTACCAATTGTCTGGATCATAGGTTAACCCCCCAGCACCCTAGTTTTGTTGTATTCTGCCATAGATTGCATCCCTGGGTTTTCTCGTTTATAACCCCATGATTCATCGTTATTTTGAACTGTCAGGCCTGGGAAAACTGACTTTTCCTTTTTAGATTTTTGGGCACCAGCGCGAACAAATTCATCAAATTTCAGTTGCAGTTCAACTTTTAACATATTTCCTAGATTATCAATCACGGAGTTTGATGCCTGAATATCAATTAGCAGCCATTTATTTGACCCCAGCGGACTTCTCCCAAGAATAAACTGATAAGCTATAGCTGCATCCTTAATCGCTTCCCATGACTCCATCTCGCGACGAGGATTTACCCCTTGAGTAACATCAAGCTTCAGAGTAAAATTCAATCCGCTTAAACCTGGACCTTTGTTGTAAGTGCTGGGTTTCTTCCCTTCGGCATCTTGCTTTTCAGTATCGAGAGAAGTGCTATACTGTAGCCCTTCCATGGTATATATTTTAGAGTCCGTAATTTCGAATACTTTGCTTCCAAATACTGCAATAGGCATTAATCCACCAACTTTCGAAGCTTAAGTATGCTTTTTCTGCTGACAAACTTTTGAGTTATTTGATAAGCAAGGTATTTTCCGTCTGCAAGTCCAAAGTTTTTCAAAGATAACGTATTCCCCGCCGCGATCTTCGTGTTTAATTGAACTACACCTGAAAACGTTTGCTCGAACTTGTTCTTTGACCTTAATAATCCTCTGGAAAAACGCTTTCCTTCATCAATACTATTTAACGTAAAATTATTCAATTTAAGTGTTGGGCCATAGGCTTCAGCTTTACTCTCAACTTGAATTTCTTTATTCGGGCTGGATATCAAGCAAGACCCAAACACTTGATTAGATTTATTTCGAAAGGAATAATCCCCATCAATTAGGTCGGGAGTTAAAGTTATTGATGGGGATTGAGACTCCATAAATCCTTCATTATATATAATAAGCTTTCCGTTACTTAGTTTCAGTGCATATCCTTCAAGCAAACAACGCCAGGCTAAAAAATCAAAGTCTGCCTTTTCAAGTTGATCGAGTCTTGCATAGACATAGTCCTCTATTCCGTAATGTTCAAGAGTCAATCCATGCTTAATAGCTAGTTCTTGAGCAACTCCTAAAATATGCGCATTCTCCCATGTTTTAGTATTCTCTGCTTTTGTCTCTTGTCTAATCGGCAAAGTTTTAATAATCACAATGCCCCGCTGCTGACCAATCTCATCTGTATACATAATCCCACTATCAAACCCGGATTCTATCACTTGAACCGTGTGATTTTTTTCCGGTTTCCATTGACTCCAAAGTCCTTTCGGGTCGTTAAATTGCAGTTCTAAGCCATCTAGCTCTCCTCCGGCATTATCAATGAGATCCGCTTTACGGATTTCTACAGCGTTGGTAATATCTCTTCCCTCATAAATAACTTGCATAAGATATTACCTCTTCCACGGCGGCAGGGTCGCCGCAGCTGTAACCTCAATAATAGGGATTCTAAGCTTCACTCCTGCATCAAAGACTAGCACATTTGAGTAACCAGGATTAGCTTGAATAATCAAATGTGATTTTGTTTCTTCGTTATAGGCATCAAGTGCAAGGATGTCGAAGGTATCTCCTTTCATGGTTGTATACTCAAAGCTATTGGCCATAAGAGAACCGCTCCTTATCTTCAAAAAACTGTTCGATCCAAGTTTTAAATTGCTCAAAAGATAGATCTAGCGACCGTTGAATCTCTGGGCCACTGCCTCCTTGAATGATTGGAGCGTAAGTAATTCTTATTGTATTACCCGGCCCGCTTACTCGACTAACTCCTAGGATATTGGCTGTCTGTTGTAGGAGTCCAAGGCTTCGCGATGTACGTTGCAAAGGAATAGCCATCTCCGCTCCGGCTTCCCCAAAGATGGAGGCTCTTGTTGCTATGCCTCCGGAAGCATAGGCCCTTATACCTCTGCCAGTTTGTGTAGGCATAGGCCGAGGAGCTGAACCCTCCCCATACCCAAAGAAGTTCTTAATGGGCTCTGCTACCTTACCAATCCATGCAAAGAATTCTCTTCCTTTCGCCATGACCCAGTCCCAGTTTTTCCACAGAGCTACCCCAGCAGCCACCAAAAGACCTATTACGGTAACAACAGTTCCTATTGGATTGGCCGTCATTGCGGCGTTCCATAACCATTGGGCTGCCGTGATAAGGCCAATCACTCTTGACCCACCAGCCGCTACAACTGTTTGATATTCAAGCCATGCACATTGAGTTGCAATAATACCGCTCGATGCTAAGGCTGCGATCCCATTAGCTCGTTGAGCAACTGTAGCTCCAATAATAGCCATTTTGTTTGCTACGTAAGCTGCCGTTAGCCCGGAAACCACAGGCATCAACCAATTCGAGTTGGCTCTTGCCCATTGGATACTGTTTCCCATGGCGGTAAAAGCATTTGCTACATTTTGATTATTTCCTAGTTTTTCTAAACTAAGAAAAAGCATATCAGTTCCCTTAATCATCCCCGTAGAAAGTCGGTTAAAAATGTTTGTTGTTTTTCCCGTATCGTCAACAAACTTTCCAAAGGCATTATTAAAATAGGTAAAGGCGCTACGGATCGTGATAGGCATTTTTGAGAATTCCTGATCAATAACTTTACCTTGATTCCGAAGAGCTTTAATGATGACATCAGCAGTTAAAGCCCCTTCGCTACCAAACTTCTTGAGTGATCCGACTGTTACTCCCAATCCGTCAGCTACAGCCTTAGTTAATCTCGGGGCATTTTCCAGCAAGGAGCGTAGCTCATCTCCTTGTAGCCTTCCAGATGCTAATGCCTGGCTGAATTGTATGATAGCTGCTTCGTTTTGCTGGGTTGTTCCTCCGCCAATCCGTAATGCCTTATTAACGGTATCTGTTATCTGGAGAACTTGATTGTTTGCTAATCCCAGTTGCTTTGCGTTCATAGCTATTTTAGTATACAAATCTCCAGTAGCAGCATACGATTGCCTAGTTTTTTGAGATATCTCGTAGATGATTTCTAATGACTCTTGTTGCTGTTGAATACCGTTCGTCACAAGTCCCACTCTTGATCTCACGGTAGTCCAGGCATCCGCAGTATCAATAATCTTCTGGACGCCTAAAACTGCAGCCAAAGAACCGGCCAGGGCAGTAATTTGTCCAACTGCTGCGCTAGCCACTCTATTTAGGCCACTTGCTGATCTAGAAGTATTCCTTGCAAGCCTAGCACTTTCGCCCGAAGCTCGTAGCATTGCGCGTTGTAGTGATGGATCGATTCGACCAGCAATAGTTATTAATGCCCTTAGCTCCCGCCTACTTGCCATTAGGATTTTCCTCCTTTCTTAGTTTATTTGACTCCTCTATAAGTATCTGGTTGAAATCAACAAAGTCCGTGAGTGACATATTAAAGCAAAACTCCGCTGATGTCGAAGTTATTAACGTTACCCTAGCAATTAACCTTTTTATAAGATCGTCTTGGATAACTCCGCCAAATCGAAGAAGAAAAAATCCCTTGCTAACACCACGGCTTTCTGAGCATCCTTAGCGCTCATATTAAGTACATCATCGGTACTTATACTTCTGTCCGCTACGCAAACAGCCTCAGCAAAAAGATATAAGTGGTAATCCATATCGAACTCTTCTATACCAATAGGCAACCCGGAATTTTTCATTTTCTTTCCGACATTTAACTTATCCCTAGCCGTCATATTTTCAAAATCATAAGGCAACTCCGTGAGTACCTTGTCTTCGTTTGCCCCAAATATCTTGATCGGTTTAGTTAACATCAAAATCTCTGCCATTATTTTTTCCTCCAAACTTAAAATAGATAGAGAAAAGCGACTCTTGTTAGCCAAGAATCGCTCTGATCGCTGCCATATAGTCTACCCCATTGACCACGTACTGGTAATTAAATTTGTCAATGAGTAAAGTTTCTACACCTTCAATTACCTGACGATATCTCAAGACTTCGAATTCTAAGCTTCCGTCCATCGTTGATCCCTGTTCCACCTTACCGGGTTCATATTTTTTTATAACCCCAGTAATGAAGATTTTTGTACTTGCAGAGATAATGGTTCCATCAGCCTGAACAACATCTCGGGCAAAGCGTAGCTCAAGGCTTTGCTTGCCCGTCTTTGCAAGTGCAGCTGTTTTTTTGTTTACTGACCGAGAACTTATCTTGAAAGTCATGGCATTAATTTGTGTCGGAGATGGCATATCGACAGTACCTAAAACACCGGCTCCTTTAACTTCCGTCGTACCAAATTCGATTGATGGCAACTCACATGATACGTTATCATCGATCTCCACATTATCGGCTAAGAGCTTATGGGCTATGACACTTCCGGATATCTTCATGCCGTTTCACCTCCAAACAGGGTAGCGATACCCTTCGTCGTATATTGGACTTTTGCCGTTAAACTCTTGCCGACTGGAGCTACAGTTGTGGCCATGTCAAAGATGAAGTCCCCTTCAATAATATCTGATGTCGGGTTGCTGGTTTCTGTAAACTGGATTGAGCCGTACAGCAATGCACCACGACCAATAAGACTATCTAAGTATTCCTGGTAATCATTAAGAATGGTATCGACCCTCGCTCTCGTCATGGGCTTGTCTACTGTCATTCCATTTTTTAGCTGGAAGTCATTGATAAGGTGATAGAGCATCCGGACACTGGAATCAAATTTGTCACGAACATCCATTTCCTTACCATCTTCATAGGCTCCGGTGTGCGGTCCCCAAAGCACCCAATGACCACCCCAGAACGAGGCTGTTCGAATCCCTTTGGCATTCAATTCATTGGCCTGAACTTGGTCAAATGAGATATCCGATCCATCTCCAAGACATAGCCCCGTAATATCAATTGACTTATTGGAGGGGGTCTCGAAGGGTATACCATCATTATTGAAGTCAGTTTGTTGCATCGCCACTGTCGTTAACGTGGAAAGATGAAATTTTCTCGTCCCGTTTTTGGCCAAAGGCCAAGAAGGTGCTTCACCGGATCCAATATAATTATTTTCAGTTTTCCATGTCTGAGCCTCAGCAATCGTTTCAGCCCCTGTATCAGTGGCATCAAGGTTACTGTTGATCCAAGCATACCAGTGGCCGTTGATTTTCCGCGCAGAGGATTTAAGCGCCGCGTCAACATCTGGAACATGACTCCAACCAGGAGCATCAAAGATAGTTGGCACTTGATTAAACGTCTGGTAAACTAGTCCGACAACTGATAACCCAGTCCTTGCCCCATTGGCATCAGTCCCACCGATAATTTCAGTCTTTGTTACTAGACTAGGGTCTACAACATCAAAGGTTACTGCTACCGGGGAAACCAGAGTGCCCTTCAGATCCTTAATAAGCACCTTTACCCCATCAGTAGTGTATGATGCGCTGAAGTCCGTCCCTAATACCTTCCCTGCAATGGCTACGGACTTCAAGATGACCTTGTCATTCTCGATATATCCCTGATCGTTGACAAGCACAACATTTGCTGTCTGATCAGGGATTTTCATGGTATCCGGATCCAGCACATTGATTAACACAATCGGGCCGATCGGCTGAATCCCATTTTTAAAATGAGCGTAAATAGCCTCGCACAGGTCAAATTTCTCCCAGTTGACGTCGTTATAACCGACTTTGGTCATTGCCTCGCTGTCACTCTTTACTAAAATGGGCATGTTTACGGCACCGGAGTAATCAGCTAACTGATGTACGGGTGCTATACCAAAATAAACCGGCAGTGTCGCTACCCCCTTGGGAGCTACGCTGTCAGTTGTCGGCATAAGTTCACCGTATACGCCGTGTTTATACAACGCATATCACCTCTTTCATAATAGGTTCCGGACTATTTCTGCTGGCTGTTGGGAAGGCCTCGCCACGGCTAGGGTGATCCAACCATACCAGTAAGGATATGGCTGCTCGTTTTGATACATCCCCCATTTTATTGGGTCCTTGATAGTTACCTTGCCATTGATAATTGGATTCTCACTAAGGTTCAATACAGTTCGATCGATGAGATTTAATAAATCTTCATATCCCTTAAAATCAGGGGTGTAAGCCAACCCTTCAGGCTCTTTTGGGACATGTCGCCCAGGGCTATATACCGCCGCCGAGATACGTATATTAAATTCCTTATCTGTAGAATCCTTCGTGGCATCATCCATACCAACAATAAGACACGGGATCGCAGACTCTATTTCCTCAGGTAGATAACCCTTCGGCGGTATCCAACCGATGTGAACCGCTGGATTAACGAGTTCATACTCGTTAACGTTATTGTCATTTGGCTTCTGCAGTGTAATCGTTGGAGTTACTTTTTCCTTCAGTAACGATTGCAGAGCCTCGAGAACTATAATTGTAGACATAGCCTAATTACCCCTTCTTACAGAGTCGCTCATTGAAGTCATAGCCCTAGTAATTTCGTGTTCAAGTCGAGTGTTAAGCTTCTCAGTCGCAAACGCCTGGATCTTATACCCGACATTCTCATTCGTAATCATTTGCGGGATCGACAATGTTCGAAGAACAACAATTGGTAATCGCGATCTTCCTTCGCGGCGAAATACGTTGAACTGAGTAAGGTCTGCAGATCTGGCACCAGTTTTAGCGACAAACGGCAGAGGATTAGTATTAACTACTTTTTTCCCTCCGCTTTTTTTGATCGTAACCGCTACTTTTCTTCCAGTCCCAGGCTTTTTGGGAGTATAAGGAAAATGAGCCAACGAAAGCGTATGACCCTTTGAAGTGATGCTGGCGGTTAAGTCGCTAGTTGAAGGCCGCTTTATGCCACCAGCGAAGCTTTCCTTTACCTCTTTTGCTTTAACAGCGTATGACCTTGGCACGATTCTCCCCACCTGAGTGATTGTTTGATCGATGGTTCGTTGTAATGCGTGGTAAGTTGCGACCCCAACCTGTCTCTCGAAACCTCGCAGCTCGATTGTCAGGCGGTTTATTTGCCTTGTGTCAACGAATATTTGATTTGCCACACTTACCCACCCCGATTTTGTCTGAGAATGATTTCGTACATCCCCGTATCCTCTCGCGCATCAAAAACATACATCTGGCGACCGTCAAAAATTACGGGAGTTCCTTCTTCCGGACGACTCCCGTAATCTGCTTTCTTAACGAAAAATAATAATTCTCCGACTGAGATCCCGTCATATTCTTTTTGTGACCGCTCTTTGAGGCGGTCGTTGTCCAAAGTTATGACAAGATCTCGGCCATCAATGCTGTGGGTTTCAGCAAATTCATCTTGATTAAAGAAGGTTGCATGATCTAGTTGAATACTGTCTTTAAACGTCATATGTCAAGGCCGGTATTTGGGCCTTCATCCGGTTTATTTCTAGAATTTCCACTTCTAGGATTTTGCTTTTTAGTTTCTTTAACCGGCTCAACAACTGGGTCACAATAACCTTCTTCAATCAACCTAGATTCCTCTTCTTCCGGAAGGTCAGAAATAACAGCGCCGGGGAAATAATCTTCATCCCCGGCGAGCACTCTAAACTTTTTCACTTTAACAGCCATGGCTTTTCCTCCTTACAGTACGTCTGCAACAAACCAGTCATCAACGTCTTCTGGCTTCGGAACAGGGCGGCTAGATAATCGAACCATACGGATATCATTTTTCTCTTCACTCCACGCCTTAGGAATGCGCGATCCTTCATAAGTAAAGAACGTTTCTTTTTCCAACTGTGTAATTGCTCCGTACAGAAGCTCACCCATATTTGGGCGACCTAGTAAGATGTGGTCGACAGGGACTAGAGGTGTTTCAGTACCTTCGTCATCAATGAACCACTCGTTATAAGTGTAGATATCTAGCCCCAACTCTGATAAGCGTCCAATATAAGTCACAGCATCAGAGACAATGACTGGATTAATTTGGCCAAGGTACATATTCCGCAGATCCATTTTTGCCTTTACTTCAGCATCGTTCATGAATGCAGTTTTTGCACTTTGACCCATAAGGCAAATTGTTGGCGCTTTGCCAGACTTTTGAATCACTTCAAGCCGCCAATTTTCAAGATTCTTTAGAATTTCAGCGTCCGCGGCACCCCACTTTTTAGTGGCTAGTGTTACTTTGTTAGTAAATTTGTAATCCAGCGTTTCTTCAATATAGAGCTCGTTCGTATGGTCAGTAAACCCTTTCATAGTGATTTTTCCGCTGAATAACAACTCTCTAACCATCCACTCTTCTCGACGAGTGATCATATCGTCCATTTCGGACAAATCTGTACCAAGTAGCTCAGCCTGGCGGGCAGCCGGTGTCCTAGTACTGAAAACGTTTTCTCCCATGCCGCGAATAACTAGATCATCAACCGTCATGGCTCGTTGCGGAGCAATTTTAGGAGCCTTATATTTGTCAGTGCGATATCCTTGTCTATCCATGGTGATACCACCAACACGAGGAGCCACAAACGGAGCCATTTTTCGCTTGCCTTTTTTAAAGTCAAGCATAACTTCTTCGGTTACAAAAGTGTTCATGCCTGGGAAAAATGTAGACCGAAGAAATGTATGAACTGGTTTCATTTTATTAATGGCAGCCAACATAGTTTGAGTATTGTAAATATTGATCACTTTATGTTCCCCCTCTCTTAATAGACGATATTATCGCGGACAAAAATCCCTAACTCACGAAGCTTTGCCTCGTGATCAGGCGTGGTGTCTTCTCCACCAAAAATAAGGGCGTTTCGATTGAATAGGCCCGATGCGTATGCTGTCGCCACAACATCAACTGTAGCACCTACAGCACCAGTATCAACATCGTCAGTAAGGATGCAGTTAGCCGTCTGAGCTCCATCAGTTAAAGTGCTATCTACGGCAACAGCTAAGGCCGATGCCGTAATAATACCTAATACGGTGCCTCGCTTGACAACTCCTGAGGCCGCTTTCAATTTAACTGCCTTGACTACAACTGGAACCTCATTTCCAGCAAACAGATTATCATAACTAATTCCTGTTCCTTGCATGAAGAGTTCTGCCATTACTGTTTACCTCCTCGCTTTTTATTAATACCATTAGCAATAGTGTCAATGGCCGCGGCTGCTTCGGCTGCCTCTTTTGCTGCTAAGCCAGCAGTAAGTTCTCCCCCAACATCACTGCTATTTTGCAATTCTTGGCTTCGGTTATCTAGGTGTTGCTTACCAAGTAAAGCATTTTGTTTCATGGCCTGGAAGGCTAATTGTTCTGCAGTTATTGGCTCCTCATATTTTGCCTTTGCCACTAAGACTGGATCAATAGATGCGCTAATTTCGTCGATTGCCTTAAGGCGATCACGTTCAGCTTTTTGGGCCTCAGTTTGAGCAGTAGATTGAGTTTCGGCTACTACTTGGTTATAAATCTCTGGGTATTTTTCTTTAAGCTCAGCTAAGTTTTTCACGTCTGAATCACTCTCCTTTGTGGAAATTTCACTTGTCGGTTTAACGGCTGGCTTTTGTGGCACTCTGTTGCTCTGATTTAACATAGGGCGTGCATGAAACCCGCTAAGATCGTGGGCTATTGAATTAACTACGATAAAACGGTTATCGTTTGTCATGCTAGCCTCGATTTGTTCTTCAAACATTATTTCGTCCAGGAATCCATGTTCTTTTGCTTCTTGGGCTGTCATCCACTGTTCTTTTTCCATCATCTCGGCAAGCTCTTCTCGACTTTTCCCTGTTTTCGACATGTAAGCGCTGATAATTGCACTTTTTACAGCGTCAAGCCTTTCAGTCATCTTCTCAAGATCTTTCGCATTGTAATAACCTATCATCAGCGAAAGTGGGTCGTGGATCATCGTCATGGATGCAGATGGTCCCTTAATAATGTCGGCTGCCATTGCTGGTATAGTAGCAGCACTGGCCATTATGCCATCATTTATCGCAATTACATTTGCCACATGGCTTTTAAGTTGGGTATAAATTGCTATAGCAGCAAATACATCTCCGCCGGGAGAGTTAATTCGGACGGTGATTTCTGATACATCCCCTAATGCATCTAGATCTTTCTTGAATTGCTTTGGGTAAATACTGTCTTCATCCCACCAAGATTTTTCACTTCTGATGGCACCATACAGCAGAAGTTCAGCTTTCCCTTTTTCACTGTTAACAAAACTCCAGAACTTTTTCATTCTTCTCCTTCACCTCCTTTCCCAACTGGCTCTTGAGGCCTTGTATCCTTAGGTATTTCTATCGTTAAACCAGCGGACTTCATTAGTTTCTCTTCTCTGCCAAGTTGTTGAACATTCTGATCGAAGTCGCTGCCAGTGAGCTCTATGGCTTCACGCTCTCGAGTTGAGAGAGCCAATCCTATACGCTCTTTTGCTGCTTTAACTTCTTTGAGGGGATCAACTTGTCCAGGTGCCGGCCCTGACCATTCAGACATGCACCAGGCACGCTGAATGACCGGGTCAGAGAAAAACCCGGGGGCTTTAATTCTCCCACGGGCTACAGCTTCAGCTAGCCATTCCGTATAAATTGGCTTGCAGAAATCTTTTGTGAGCCAATCACGGCGCATCCTAAACATCTTCCATGCTTCGAGTAATGCTGCTCTTGAGGCTGAGTAGCTTGATTGGAATGATTTTTGTAGAAGTTCTTGTGGAATCTCTAACGCCGCTCCGATCTGTCTCGTAAGTGCTGAAACGAACATTTCAAAATTGCTGTTAGGACGACTCGGGTTTGCAAAAGTAACATCTTCGCCTTGCCCTAACACATTTATGGCCCCATGTCCTAATTCATAGGTGTTCTCATCTTTACTTGATACCTTTTCACTGTCTGGTACCATTTCACCTAATGGGACATCACTTGAAGCCCCTTCAGTTTTAATGAACACTGTAAACATGGCACTGATCACAGCCGCCATTAACTCCGCTTCACTATAACGACTAACTTGCTTTATACTTTCAATGACTGGCGCTAGAAACGGCGCTCCTCTCATCTGTTCAGGCCGCTCACCTTCGAACAAGTGTAGGACATTAGGTCTGCCGGTTTTTGGCCCAAAAGCCTCAATTCTTTGCCATTTGATCATTCCCTGAGTTGGGAGCATAGCTGTTGATTGCGGATGCCTACTGGCCACATGGTAGGCAACAATGGCTCCACTAGTCCTATCAACTTCAACACCAGAGATAATCTGATTTTGATTGACGGGATTTAGCCCCTCAACAGATCCGGCAAGAGTCACGTTTGGCGTACTAACTCGGTCTGACTCTATGAGATGGATGCGTAAACCATAGGGCATCCATGTTGTAGGATTACTTTGTTTGAAAATTACCCATGCATCCCCGCTGGCTAGAGAAGCCATAAACCCAAGTTGTTGAAGGCTGTAAAAATCATTGATTTTTAGGGCATCACAATGTACTGATTCAGCCCACAGAGAGAATTCTCGTTCTGTGTTTCTTTCCCATTCGTCCGCTTGATCATCAGTTAACCCAAGATATTTTGCATCAATCCGGGCTTTCAGTTTTAAACCGCTTCCGACAACATTAGTTCTTGTTGTCCTAATGGCACTCGTTCCAAGTGGGGCATTCATTGCTAGATCTCTAGCTCGCTGCCGAAGCGTGTCTAAGTTATGGTCGATATCTTCTCTAGGGCTAGCGCTGTTAGCTCTCCATCCTCGCATTGATTTTTTAGTGTGACTAGCCCCGCCCTCATCGTAACCGCTATTAATGATCTCCATCGTTTGCCTGGCTGCCATCCGCTTGAGTGCTCTTACGGGGGCTACTGCCGATATTGCCCGATCGAATATATTCATGCTCTTCCCCCTAAATGTCTCTAGGGATCACCCCAATCATCCGGTTTCGACCTCTACCGGATTGTTTATTGACCTCATTTGTTACTTCACGTTCCAAATAGCGAATCATATCCGCAATCTCTTTCAGATCTGCTCTTGCTAGACGGCGAGAACCAATTGTATACTCTTGGGCACCTGATAAAATAGCTTCTTCACAACTGATATATTGCTGCAAGCGACTCTGTAAAGTCTCTAATCGACTCAAACCTCTACCCCCTTATGGATTAAGCCAGAGCGTTTACGTGTAGCTTTTACCTCTTTTTTCATCAATTTTGGCTCTTTTTTCTTTGTATCTTGAATCTTTTTAATCGCTTCCAAAGGAGGATTTAAGATTTCAAAAGCCGCATTGGCGTAGTTTCTGAGGTCAAATGGTTCATTTCGCGCTCCGGAAGTGCGTTTTTCCCAATTTATCTTTGGTTGACCTTTATGGTAACGAATCACCCGATGTTCAGCGGTCAATCCATCAAAATAGACCTGGTCATAACCCTTTTCCATATCACTTGGAAAATGGCAATAACCAGGTCCTTCAAATAAAACCTTTAATCGAGACGTAAGAGTGTCTTTTCCCACGTCAACTCCAATATTAAAAAGCCAAACGCCGGCATCATTCCGGTGTTTTGGGCGATGAATAAATGAATTTCCACTTCCACCCTGGCCTTTAATGGCCCACACTCGCTTTGCCTCTCGGTTTTTACAGTACTCGTAAACTTCTTTGGTATGGTGACCTCCGGAGTCTACACAAGTGGTTAAAATCTGTAACATTTGATCATCTTCACGATGAAAATCCTTGTCTAATACCCCATCAAGCATCTGCCAAACGTATTCTTGACCAGGATCACCCATTATTACCCCGTACTGAATACCCCACGACTCTTTCTCAAGCCCCCAGCCAACGATTTCGTATTCTAATCGATTATCTTGAACATCGACACCGCAAGTAAGTACCAATACCTTTTCGGGAACTTCACAATTATAGCGTTCTCGGCGCTTAACTAACTCTTCAGATTCAACTCCCTCGCCTTTTTCTTCCCATGTTTCGCCAAGGGATGTATTAACCCATGACTTAAGAAGCTCAATATTACCTTTTTTGGCTTCTTTAGTAGCAGCCTTAAAGTCATCAATGATCTCCTGCCAGCGTTTCCACGGACTAGCTAGTTCGTTAAGATGAAATCCTCTTGATTTCGCCTCGGAATTTCTAGCTACCCATTTTCCAGTGCCTGCTTTCCATTCAAACTCCCCATGGACACACCCACATGAATTGCAGACCATTGAAACACTATCAAAGATTATTTGCCCCCAAGTAAGCGGCTGATAGTGACCGCAGCTAGGACAGGGAAGATGCCATTGTTCCATTGTAGAATTAAGGTATTCAGCCTCAATGCGACTTACTCCCTTAATGCCTGGCGTACTGACGTAGACGATTTTTCTATTCCAGAAAGTGTTTGTCCTTTTGCGAGCTAATGTTAAGGGGTCTCCTTCAGATCCGGCTGATGCCGGGTACCTATCAACCTCGTCAGCTAATAGTATTCTGATAGGTCGAGAAGCTAAGCCACTGGGCGCATTTGCTCCAACGAGGGTAATATGGCCACCCGGAAACGTTTTATGAAGCATTGTGTTGCCGCTATCACGACTCTTAGCATCAGCAACTTTTCCTTGTATCGTTGGAGTATCTCTTATCATTGGAGCTAGGCGGTCTTTTGAAAAGGCCTGAGCCATCTCTTTAGTTGGCTGTATTACCATAATGGGCGCCGGATCAAGGTCAATGTGATACCCTAATATATTTAGAATGAATTCCGTTTTTCCAATCTGAGCTGATGTCATCATTATAACAGCCTGAACTTCTGGATCGCTGATAGCGTTCATGATTTCACGTTGATAAGGAGCTCGTTCAGTTCTCCATTGTCCAGGTTCAGCTGATGCTTCTGACGATAACTTTCTGTAAAGATCTGCCCATTCGCTTACTGTTAGATCTGGTGGCGGCGCTACTATCTTTGAGAATTTGCGAAATAGAGCGTTTGTATCATGTTTCTTCGATGTCACGGCTTTCCTTTTCTCCATGCTCAACTTCGCCGCCGTCATCGAGCACCAACTTATCCTTAGATTGGGCATAAAAAACACTCGGATCATAATCCGAGAGCTCAGTTAGTGCTTCGTAGATATCCTTTTTGATCATAGCCTGTATAGTTGGCAAATCTTTTATTGCTAAAAGCTGAGGAGCCAACTTGTATGGAATTGATAAACACCGAGACCTAAAAGCCCCAAGCATGTCATTCATCACTCGTTGAACATCACCCGCTCGATGCAGTTCGCCCTGCATGATTTGTATTTCGAGTTCGATCTTTTTGCGACGAGCACGGTCAAGCAGGTCCTTTTCTAACACATCTCCTGATGTTTCCGCTTCGTCTTTAAGGTATGTGCAGTAACCTTGAACAGAACTTGCTAAATCGTATTTGCCTCGTTCTAGCTTCGTTAATATCCCTGCACGTTCTAGTTGCCTAATTCGGGAATCCGTCAACCCTAATATTAACGCTA